GTTGCAATAGTCGATTCGTCGGCGGTCGGTGTGCCACTCGTAGTGGCGGATGAGTTTTTTTCCTCGTCCCGGCTACCATAGGTTTCCTTGAGCAACTCTTTCCAGCAGCGCTGGGCCTCCTGGTTGTCGCATTCGTCCAGGAAGTCAATGTCATTTTGGGACAGCACCATGCCCAGGGCTTTGTCAATGGCCTCCTCCGCTGTTTCCAGAGACGGCACACAGCCAAGGTAATTGTACCCGCAATCTTTCAAAGACCGGATCTCCTTTCTTTTTAAGGCCCTGATTTCGACCTGCCGCGTCTCACCAGTATCGCCCCGGGTAAAGATTGTTTTACGCATGCTCATCTCCGTTTATCAGTTGAATTACAACGGAACTGGAATCGGTTCCATCGTCGTAATATGCAGACCAAGGCAATGAGACAACGATGCCCTGCGGTCCTTCAATCGGCGGGTCTGCTTCGGAATATTGCAATTCCGGGAACTCTGCGATCACCTGATTGGATGTCCCGCCATTATAGGTGACCACCAAAGCGGTTTCAGTGTTGCCGCTGGCCTTTGTCAGCAATGCAGTGTCTTTAAACAATGCAGACAGGTTGCCCGTGACGGCCATCACACCATCAGGGATAGCTCCCAGAGCACCACCGCCGCCGATGACATATTGGCTGGTATCGGGGTTGAAGTTGATGTCAAAGGATATGTTGGTTGCATCGGCAAACGCGGAACCGCCCTCTGTCAGTGCAGCCTCGGATTGATTAACCGGATCATAGCTTATTTCCGTTGCAGACCCGTCAAAAGATGAGCTTTCAATAGACCGGTCAGACCCCACAATTTGCATATTCAGCAACAGCTCACCCTCGCCACCTGCAGAAAAAGACATTGATGCAACTTTGCAGCCGGTGTACTGAAAATATTGTGGGGTGTCCAGGTCAAGGTATTGGTGCTCGATGGTGAGACTGGTCCGCTTTGTAGTCCCTTCCATGGTAAACTCATGGGTGTATGGGTCTGTACCAGTTGTTGCAACGGTATTAAAGGCCGACTTCAGCCAGTACCATGATGCAATAGAATCAAACGGCACGACGATGGTGCCTGATACCGATTTGTTCCCGGGAGACGGCTTTACAGGGTTAAAATCTCCCCGAATAATAGACGATGTAGTTTTGTTCCGGTTCATTGTCAGCCCGGACGACACAAACGGCACATCATACCCCGTTGTTGACGCAGTGCCATAAGCGACAGATTCAAAACCGATCACCAGCTTTGACAATGCGCCGGTTGCCTGGTCAGTCATGATAAATACTCCTTATGTTAAAAATTCTATTCATATGTTGTCTGGCCAATTGTGCGAGTGCCGGCCAGTTCAATGATCATGTTTGCAGAGACAAAGGGGAATTGCTCAATCAGGTTGTACTCTGTGTCAACGCCCATGATCATCAAATTTTCAGTCACAGCCCCGGCGACAGCGGCCAGTACCAGCTTGCGCAGCTCTTCCAGGCGGCGGCCACCCACATACCGGATCACACCGGCCAGGCTTGTTTCCGTGCTTTCGTCAAACACGATGACAGACACGCCCACCAGCAGCTCTTTTGCATCTCGGGACATGCCGGCCCGCTTTTCGACCGGTGACACGATGATCAAAGGGCAGGCGGATTCCGGCGGGTCCTGCCGGGCATCACAATTTTCATACACCGTGATGTCCTCCTCGTACGTGAGCAGGGACCAGCTACTTACAGCGGATGCGCCGGCAATGGCATCACCGATAGCGGATATGAGGGTGTTCATGTCCGCCATGCGGTGTTCCTTTCTCCCTTGACCACTTGGATTATCCAGATGTGGTCATCCCCCTTGATCAGGGGGCGGGACCCATCCATGGCCACTCGCCACACCTCGCCGCCTATGGTGAATTTATCCCGGTATGACGGCGCGGCCACATCGGACCGCTTGACCGTCACGCTGGCACCCTCTGCGTTTTGACCGCCGATAGCTTCCCGGTCGACAATAGCCAGGATGGATAATTCGGTGCCGTTGTCATAGGTCACGGCCTGGGCAAAATCGTCCAGATTGAACAGGATGTCCAGGTCAGCGGCCATTTGTTCGGCAAGGGTGGTCATTTTTTGGTGGCCTTTTTCTTGGCCGGGGCTTTTTTGGTCTCAGTGTCCGGCTCCAAACAGGTCATGCACCCCAATACGATCTTGTCTGGGTTTTCAACGCCGATCACTTCCCCTGCCTTCAGTTCCACATGGCCCTTGACCAGGTAAGTGTCTTCACCCATCTTTTTCAGATGGCCGGACCTAATAAATGCTTGTTTTTTGGTCAGCTTCAGCCGGGCGCCCTGGTAAAACCGTGCAACCCTATCAACTCTGTACTGCTTCATAATCACCCCCTTATGCCAGGGTCACGAGACAAGAGTTCTGCCACATGCCGTATCCCACATTCCGCCAGGCGTCGATTCCGTACTGGTGGGCGTCGTTGTCAAACTCAAACTCAGATCCTGATCCCTTGACCTTGACCTGTACGCCCATCTCTTCCTGCCTGATAAACGATTTCAGAAAAGAGTCGGTGCGGAATACCGGGAACTGGTAAGATGCCGCCATGGTAGATAGTCTTGGATTGACCACCACATCGATGGCAAAGTTTGATTTCAGCGCCTGAAGTGCAGTCTGTGTCTCTGTCACTTGCACAGGGGTTGCCACTGCCTGCATAATCACGTTCATGTATTCTGTGGGCGCCATAACCATAAACCGGCTGGCGTCCTCATTCATCGGCTCGCCCTGGTCATCCACAAAACTGACAATCGCCTCAATGGCCTTGGCAATGGCATACTGCATCTCGGCTACTGACGGCAATGCCGTAGTCCCGGCAGTCTCAACCGGATAGGCGGACAGGTCAACTGAGATATCATTTGACTGTGACCCAGAATCGCCCTCCTCGTGGTCATCGTCGAAAAAATACTGTCCGTCATAGCACACTGTGGTCTCGCCCGCCTCAATCAAGGTTGAAATCAGACTTGCCCAATGGCTATTTGCCCGCCTGGCCATTTCATTGATCCGAACCATAAGCTGCCCGGTCTTATCCCTGCGCAGATCCTTTACAAGCACCTCAAGTGTTGCCTCATAATGCTTGTTTCTGATTTCAAAAGACTGCTCTCTGAACCCCTTTGCGTTTCTGCCGCCAACCCATTCACGCATGGCGGGTGTCATACCCAACCAAGCGTACTCTTCCATGGCCTGGTCCGATGTGAAATAATTTGACACCGCATCAAGCCACGGCGCCCCGGTTGAAATCGACAGGGCTTTGTAGAAATTACCAATCACCTGCCGTTCTGTTATCTTATCTGCTCCCATTTTCTTTATCCTTTCCCTTTACAGGTGATTAGCCGTTGTCTTTGTCGGCCCATGTGCCGCGCATTTTGGTAACAATCCAGCCGGTCGCATCGCCGTATTCGATATCCACATAATCCCCACGACAGGCAGTGGCTTTTGTGTTGACAAGCCCGTGGTTATCTGTCCCGCCGATATCCCTGGAAATAACCAGATCAGACGAGTTAGGCGCCACATCAATTCCGGCGGTGCCGTAAGCGGCCCCGTTGACAATTCTAAAAGACATCCCAGCGACTGCAGGCAGGGTTACTGTTTTGTCGTCTGCGGTCACAAAAATGACTTTGCCCGTGTCCTCAGCATCCAGGGTTTTGTCAACTGCGGTGGTTTCGGCCAGCAGACCCTCGTGGGGATCAACCAACACACCGGCGTCAAACTCGACCACCATGTACCCGCTGGAAACAAACCGGCGGGAAAACCCGATGAACACGCCGGATGTTTTGATGAAGCTGAATGTGTCGTCATCAGATGCATACACCGGCAGATTGACGTCAGTGATAACAGCACCAGTTACCGGCAATACAACGGAGCCTTTTTTAACCACCCGCACATTAATGGCGGCTGCGGTTCCGCTGGAGTTGTCGGCCTTTTTTTCTGCAAACCCCACAAACGCATCAGAAGATGTCAGGGGTTGTGCATGGCCGGATGCAGCCACCAAACCGACAGCAGCACCTTCATAAATAATATCCGATGCAATGACCGGAAATTCGTTCCGCTCCCCGATTTCCCAGGTGCGGGCCTTATCGGCTGATAATGTCGTCATGTCTTACGCTCCTTTCTTGCCGGTCAGGATTCGCACCAGACCTTTTTCAGATGCCTGTTTGAACGCGGCATAAGTTTCAAAATCGCCGAACTCCTCGACCAGGTCCTTGTTGCTTGCGAACTCATCCGCATTTGTCGGATCTGCCGGTTTTCTGGGTTCGGGGGTGTCTGCCGGAGTTGCTTGGCTTACCGGGTCAATACCGCCATCTGCCAAGTTTTTTAGGGCCGTTTCTTTACTCTTTTTTTCGGCTGCCAAAATCTGCACTGCCGCCTCCGGGCCGGTTGTCTTGCCGTCAAACATCAGTTTGGCCGCCAGATCCTCATGGCCGGCCATGGCCTGTTCCGATACCGCTTTAATCCGTGCTAGCTCATCAGCAGCACCAGCAGCCCGGCCAGCGTCCTCTCCCTTTTTGAATGCTTCGCCAGCCGCATCTTTGCGAAGCTGCGCCAGCAGTTCAGGTGCTTTGCTTTCCAGCAAAGACATTGTGATTTCCATATCCTGCTCCTTTCGATTCTTGCCGGCCGGGGCCGGCGTTTCATTGACCTGTGAAAAACAGGCAACTTGTGTATTGCTGTCTGCGCCCAGGGCGACAAACGATGTTTCAAACACTTCAGACTCCATCCAGACTTCCGCCGGTCCCTCCATTTTCTGGCCGTTGACCGTTGCAGACGCCCCATGCTCCAAAGCCATGATTTTCAAGGGGCGGACACCGATACTGGCCTGCCATGGGAAACCCTCACCGGCCAGAGCCTGCACTTCCTTTGCTGCGTCCGTCACTGTGGAGAATTTGCCGGACACCATGAACTTGCCGTCTTCTTTCCGGTTTGCTGTGGAGTACCCAACAACCACGTCGCGGGCATGCTCTCTGAAAACAGGAAAACTTGCCTTGGCCTGAATGCCGTCCACATCAATAGCCAGCTTGCCCCACCACCTATCTACCACCGCGCCGGTGTAGGCGGTAATTTCAAACTCACCTGCCTTGGTTTGACCATCGGTCGTCTTGCGCAGCACCACCGGTGCCGACAGTGTGACCTGGTTGGCCTGGGCTTGACTCAAATCGATGATATTGTTCATTGTTGCTCTTCTCCTTCCGGTTCCTCCTCAAAATCATCAGCCACCGGATCTGACAGCAGGCCGTCCCGGATCTGGGCATTGCGCTCCTTAACCTGCTGCACATGGTTTTCGTCCCAATCTGCTCCTGTAAGTTCTGCCGTTTCCGCTGCAATGGTTGACAGCCTGCCATCTATTCGCTCTCTTGCGGCCTTGACCTCTTTCAGTTCGTCAATCTGGCCCTTGGCTGGCCCCACCCATGCGCCCGACAAGTATGCTTTGCGAATCAGCGGATCATCAAAAAACCCAGGGGCAGGAATTCGGCCTTTTGCCACAGCCTCATACATCCAAACCTCCTGGATAGGCCGGAGGAAGTTGTCAGTCAGGAACTGCCTCTCAGACAGCACATATTTCCACAACTCAAGCAACGCAGCGCGGGCGGCAGAATATGAAGCGGTAAAGTGTTTGATCAGAATTTCAAACGGCAATTCAAGACCAACGCCTATTTGCCGCATAACCGCCATAATGAAGGGATCAAATGCCTGGTTTGGTCTGCCGGGGTTTGCTGAGGTTATTTTTTCGCCTGGATCAAGACCAACGATCATGCCATTGCCAAGCTTCATGTCTTTATCGCCTGCAGAATGGCCAACTTCTGAGCCGATTTTTGAATAGTCAAACTCCCCACCTGGCTCTGATTCAACAAACACAGTGAACATGCCAGACACAACAGCGGCCATGATTTCCGCTTCCGTATACCGGCCAAGCTGTTTTAAGGGCTCGATCACTGATGAAAGATCAGGCACTCCCCGGGACTGCCCAGGCCTGGCGGGGTTGTAAAAATGAATTATGTTTTTAAGGCCGGTTTTTTGATTATAAAAGCGGCGCTTTTCCCATTCCCTTGCGAAGCCAGAAGTAGCCCCCGGGTGCCGCTTCAACACATGACACTGCACAGGTGCGCCGTCGCCATCCCGCTCTATACCGCCGGCCATTGTTGCGGTGTCGGCCTTATCGTCCTCATTACACACCCTGTCGGCCTCAACAATTTGCAGGCGGAGATCATATGGCATACCGGCGCGTTTCCGGCGAGGCATAAAAACAAATACATCGCCGTTTTCCTTTTCCTGCCGGTAAACCATACGGGTGATGGCATGACCGTTCAGGGTCCTGGCCAGATCCATTTCTCTGGATTCCCAAAAAAGGCGCCACTCCCTTTCAATAAGCCGCTCAAGTCTTGTTGCAGCATCATCGTCCAGTCCCAAAACATCCCGGTTGACCCTGGATTGAAACCGCAGACCGGTGCCTATGACATTAGTGATTTTGGTTTTGATGGCGCCGCCGGCCAGGGGGTTGTTTCGGCAGAGATCCCGGGAACGCTCCCTAAGATCCGGGAGGTCATTAAGGATGTCTGTATCAGCATCGCCTCCGCTGGTGACCCATTGCGACAGGGAGCGCTTTGACTTGCTGGCACCATCGTACCCGCCGAAAATCTCCATGGCCATACGGGCATGAAGACGGCGCTTGCCGGATTCCGGATTGAAGAAAGACACCAGTTTGTCAATAGGGTTCAGTTTAACGGATCGGATCTTTTCTTTGACCTCGCGGAGATTCATGTCGGGGTTGCCCCCTGAACTCTGATTCCTCCACGGTCAAGTTTATTGACTATCCTTGACCACTTTTCAACGTCCGCGGACAAAGATGCAAGCTCGGCCCGCTTCATGGACCTGTTGCCAGTAGAGTATTCTTGAGATAGAAGCGCTGCCTGGTATGCTGTCACGGCAGCATCCAGCAAGGTTTGGGCTTGTGCAAGGGTGATTCCGGCCATAAATCCTCCTGTTAATGGGATGATTATACAGCCGGTTTTTTGATGAAATTACATTTTTGTAGTTATTTTGGGGTTATTTATGACAGATTTGTGTCTCTTTTAAGTGTTATTTTGCTTGACAGGGGGTTAAATTTGGTCAGGATTCGCCCGTTTCCGAGTATACGCCTGAAAAAAATCCTCAAGATTCCGTTTGTGCGCCGTCCATCTGCCGTTATCAACCAAAACCGGCATTCCATCAGCGATCCATTTTTTCAACTTATAGTCAGATGCCCCTTTGAGATAATCGGAAATCTCCTGCTTGCCATCTAACAATCCGGTTTCGTTCATTCTACCCCCCTACTGATGATGCGCCTGCCTGCCTTGCTTGGCCGCGACCCCTTGCTTGTAAACAAATTCACCCCACCCCCCGGCCATTCCGGCTCTGCCAGTGCCAGGCATCCACATTCACAGTCAAACAAATCATTCCTCGCCCCGATCTGAACCCACGCCTCAATACCCTTTTCGTCTGTCTGTTTTTCTTCTGCCAGCAGGTGTTTTGCATATTCTTCTCCGGTGTCCTTGTGGAGATACGCGGCGTGGTATGCCTCGCCATCAACTGCCTGATTCAGCCGATACATAAATTTATCTTTCAGTTTTTGTGTGTCCAGCCGGATCAATTGCAGCCCGCCGGGCAGTGCCTTTCCAGACGGTGTGCTGTCCATAGGTTTCATGATCTGGATGGTGTGCTGCAATGGTGTATTGCTGCCCTTGGTCCCCCACACCCTACAGCCCCGACCAGATCCGTTTTTTCTCAACCAGAAATATGTTTCTTCGGTCATGGACATGTCATCCCATTTGCTGGTCCCGCCGGTGTCAATAGCTGCCCTGCCGATCCGGAATGTTTTATCTGATTCGTCAACAGGGTACTGCGTTTCAAACAGCAGTTTCTCCACATCTTCCCAGCTGGTCAGGTATCCATAATGGATGTTCCAAGACCGGTAATCAGAGGCAAAAGCCCTGACCAAGAACCAAAATCCGTGTTTCTGCACATCCACATAGCAGACCAGGGCCACGGCATCAGCAGGAACCACCTGCGGCGAGAGGTCGCACCGGGCCGCAAGTATTTTCTCAACCGAATC